AAATGCGACTCAAATGATAATGCATCTAAAATTCCCACCGATAAGCCATTCATTTTCAGCAATTGCTCATTCATAGAGATGCCCCACTGCTTATTAGGATTCTTATGTTATCGGTTTTCAACTAATTGAGTCTCGTATAGCCTATCTGCTTATTCGATATGGTTTTAGTGACCAGCTGTTCTTAGCAGCCTTATCATCACTCGAATTATATTTCGTCTGAGTTATCGTATGAGCAAGCTGGTTTTCCATCAGCATTCACTTCCCAGCAACAGGTTCAACGGGATTGTATACTCTCCCTATTGTGCTTCCATCTTACCATAAAACGCTTTGCATATCAAGCTGGCAGATGTAAACTTTTCAACATAGATTTGTCCATATTGCTCTTTCTTGGCATCATGCCGTCCTTTAAATCGATAACTTTTTTCTGCTGGCAACCCCTTTGCCTCTCATTGTCTTCACTTCTTCAAGGTAATAGTCACCATGATAGAATTTAGAAACATCCATATCAAGAGCTTCAATTACTCGACACGCCAAGCCAAAAGAACAGGTCAAAATACTTCTTTCCCCAGATTCCAACCTTTGATATTGACGCAAGGTTATTTTTGCGCGATCAGCAACCTCTTGTTGCGTCAGCCTTAACACTTGTCGTTTTTCCGATAAGACAGCAGCTGCTGTTGGAATTATCGTTTGAAAGCCATCTAAAATTCCGGCACTCATAATATTGGCTCCCTTCGTCACGTCCATTTGGACGTATTATACGACCAAATGGACGTGATGTCAAGTTGTACATCTTTTAGGCGAGAAAGTACTTTATTCACCATTTTTGAGCGAAATGATAACTGCATTTTTCTCAGCATCATACCGCCCCTTAAATTGATGGTCTTTTCCTGCTGCCAGACCATTTGCCTCGAGCAACGCCTGAATGAACTGTATTCCGTTAATCATCATTCGGCACTGCCCATCGGTCAACAGCCTGTCTGGAACCTTAAAGGACATGGGATGTTCAGCGGTGCACGGAGTAATCGCAATAGACTTCCGATCTTTCCTCTGCAAAACACAAATATAGGTCGGACTCCCAAGAACACGAATAACATCCTTTCCCACATTCATTCTGCGGCTTTCTGCCGGAATCGTCACCATCAGATTCATAATTCGTCCAGAACTCATGTCAGCATTCCTTTCTCAACAACCTCACTACCCGGTCGTTGTACATTTTCAGGCTGTTCCGACAAATCTGGCAAAGGTATATTTTCATATTCTTCACTTTGCGGCATCGGTACTGAAATAGTATCTGTTTTCTGTTCAGGCTCATCCAAGACAGCAGATCCCTGATACCCAATAAAATCCTCGAACAGATTCATCTGATGACCAGCGATGTAATCATTATAAGATTTCCCGATCCGATCCTTATAGGCATCCGGGAAGAATTTCATCTGCTTTTTCTTCATTTCACCAGTAAGCGGATCCGTATATTCCTGTGGCTTCGGGGTGAACATGATTGCTTCTTCCAAATCAAACAACATACAAAGACCCTGATCTGAATTAGCCACCCGTCCAAGCACTTTATAACGGCATTCCCGATTCCAGTTCATGAGCCTGAAGATATTTTCCACAAATTCCAATGATGTAATATCCTTATTCACCCAGTTTTCGTCCTTCTGTCTTGCCCATTCAACAGATGCACTGTCTTCTTCCGGGCACATAATCAACGCAAGCCGCTTCTTATTAGGGTGCAAAATTGGAAGGACATACTTGATTCCTTCAAAAAGCCGAATGCATGCCATATTAAATTTCATAACACCATATTTTATGCTCACTGCAGGTTTATTCAGCATGGAAAACTGGGTGCGCGGCGGAAGTTCATAGCCATCGAACTTTTCGTACTCCAGTTCTCTTTTATGTTCTTTCCGTATCTGTGCAAGTTCACGAATCAAGGAGATTTCCCGAACGCTCAGTTCCTGCGCCCTGCTTTTTTCTTCCATTCTATAAGTTCCTCCTACATCGACATCAAAAGATCATCCAATTCACGTTGAACTTCATTTCTGCTTGGAATTGCACCAATCATGGGATTTTCTACGACTTGGCCAGATTCCATCACATCACTAACTGTAATGCTCTGAACCCATTTACTCCGATATAGCCGGCATTTCAGATTCATCGAACAATTTTCTTGTTCATACTGATTTTTCCCAGTCAAAATCCGGGACTCATCTAATTCAAAAATCAGAAATTTTGCATTTCCCTGACCCCGGCAGATACCACGGCACTGATAGCGGCAATTCCTTCTCCAGTTCAATGTTTGGAAGACCAGTCCAGAAAATGCTCTGGCTGAAAAAGCACTATGAACGTCATTGTCATCTCTCCAGCGTATCGTCGTTGAAAAGCCGTGATTGCTCTTTCGCAAAATCACGACCTGCAGAATCGGATGATAGAGCAGTTCCACATACTCGCAGTCGTCCAACCGGCTATGGCAGGCCTTGCTGAAACGGATTCCATTTTTAGAAATCGTTATAACCGGGCTGCTCTGGTTGATAAAGCAAGCACCTGAAACCGTCATATATTCAGATTGAAGTGCCTTTCCCAGTGTTGCCCCAGCCCTCATCTCTGCTATATCGTTCAGTTTCATCACCTCTTCCGGCAGATAGGTGCTCAGGCAAAGGCTGCGGATACTTTCAGCATTGATGCCGCTCCAGTTCGGATGGATGCCCACAAAGCCTTTCAATGCTCCCTGCCGGATTACCACAACATCCTGCACACCGCACTTTTTGCTGCTGGATGCCACAAGATGTGCAGCCCGTGCAATCTCCGGCGAAACAATCGCTTCGTGATGTTCCGGGACATAGGCAGAGCAGCGATTCCCATTATTCTTTGTGACCTTGCCCAGCTTGTAGTCCACCACGATGCTCTTCCGGGCTTCCAGATCACCCCAGCGGCGTTCATTTTTCATGATGTTTGCCACCATCACGCCATTCCACTCCTGCCTGCCGCGCAGGGTGCTGCGCTTCTTCTGCGTCAGAATCGTTGCAATCTGATCGTAGTTATACCCTTGAATAAACGCCAGAAAGATAAACCGCACCGTCTTCGCTTCTTCCGGCTCGATCACCAACTGGCCATCTTTCGTATGCCGATACCCCATCAGGTCAGCCACCGGATACTGACCTGTCATAATGCGCTGATCATACGAAAGGATCATCCGGCGGCTCTTGTTGCCCGATTCCCAGTCTGCCAAAAGAGCCTGAATGTCAAGACTGTATTGGCTGCTTGGATTCAGCGTGTAGATGTTTTCAGTTTCAAAGTACACGCCAATGGGATGTGCCGGGTGCATGGTTTTCAATGCTGCAATCTGCGTCATACAATCCGAAAAATTCCGGGCAAAACGTGAAATGCTGGCACAGATAATCAAATCCATCTTCTGGTCTTTGGCATCTCGCATCATGCGTTTAAACGCATCACGTTTCCGCAGCGATGTGCCGGATTTTCCTTCATCGCTGTAAATGTCCTGCAAATTCCAGTTTTCCGTTTCTGCAATCTTTTTGGTGTAATATAGAGTCTGGTTTTCAATGGAAGAAATCTGTTCTTCGCTGGAAGTGCTGACACGGGCATAAACTGCTACACGCTTCAGGTCACTGTCGTAAATCGACGGTGTCGGTTTCGCCGGACGAAAGTAGTCTTTTGCCGTTTTCTGGCCCTGTTCTGCCTGCTTATGGATTCTGTCACGAATCTCTGCTTTTCGCCTTTCAGATTCCAGATGTCGGCTCTGCCAATCCGCTCCACTCGGCAGCACTTCAAGGTTTTCTACCGGAATACACTCTACGTCTTTTGGATTATACTGTCCTTCCACGTTCATTTTTCTTCAGCCTTTATCACTTCATGTTCCAGTCGGATTCTCCACTCAAGATAATCTTTCCTTCGGATCGATGTATATTTTTCAGCCAAGTCTTTCAGGTTCTGACGCTGATTCTCAATATCAAGAATCGTGTCAATTCTCTGGTCGTCATCGTCTGTAACAATGTCCACCCGCATCGGCAAATCAAATAGATATTTCAGCAGAAAACAGAAATCACAGGTATTCGCTGCAAGATAGGCCCTTGTCTGCGAGAAAATCAGATTGACGGCGCCATTTTTACAATCTTTGAGCAGATGCACCATTTCCGGGCGTTTGTAAATTTCCTTATTCCCCGTAATGTCGATGTAAACACCAACCAGCCTTTTATCTGCATCATCTCTGAACTTTTCAGCATAGTAGGAACTGTGATAGGCTACTGCTGCATCCTTAGAGCGTTCCCACAGTTTTGCAAGCTTTACATAGCCGCCGACCTTATACTTGCGATCCATTCATAGCACCTTCTTCCGGCTGAACGCTCCAATACCATCTCCGCTTCTTCTGGTAGCAGTGGATTCCCATTTCTGTTTTTACCATCCGCGCCACACGTTTGCTGACCCCCTCGTTGTCCAGACGGCAATAAATTTCATTTGCGCTCATATCGCCTTTTTCAAGAAAATGCTTAATCCAATAGACCGCTTTTTGCTGTTCCGATTCAAATTCGGGTTTTCTATCTGGTTTCTGATTTTCAAAAGATTGCGGCCTGCATTCCAGCCACTGAAAGCCCTTGTCGGCGGAAATGGAAAAACGGATGTCTTCTGCCGTAGGCGCAAGACTGTTTTTGATTTGATGTACGATTCTTATATCAGGGTTCTCTGTATCCCGTTCCACCTGCAGGACACTTCGTGCTGCTGCCACAACATCAATGCTTCCCAAACTGCGGTACAATCCTTTGGAACCTTCTTTTTTATTAAGGTGGCCAATCAGAACGATGGCGCAGTCGTAGCCAGCAGCCCACATTCCAAGACGGCGCATGAGTTTCCGTGCCCTGCCTGCAATCTGCAAATCCGAATCGCTGCCAAGATAAGCCTGAATCGGGTCGATCACAACCAATCTCGGTCGAAATTCAATGATTGCCTGACGGATGCGCTCATCGTCCAATGTAAGGCCGTTATAAACTTCTTCGTTGATGAAAGCAATCTTCTTACAGTCTGCTCCGCAGCGTTCCAAACGGGGCTTAATCGTGTCTGAAACACCATCCTCTGAGCACTGATAAATCACTTTTTGCGGCGTACCAATTTTGCATCCGTCCGGGGTCTTACCTCCTGTTGAAAGTTCCGCAATCAGATTCATCATCATGGTAGATTTTCCATCGCCGGGATCACCCTGCAGAAGTGTGATTTTCCCGATTGCAATAAAGGGATACCACAGCCACCGTACATCCGTTGACTGAACTTCGCTATACAGTGTCAGCAGCCGTTCCATTTCATTTTCCCCACTTTAGTTTCACAGTTTGATTTCATGCTTTTATTATACGCTTGTCAGATGTTTTTTTCTGTAAACCACCAGTTTACATGTGCATCGAAATGTAAACCAGTAGTTTACATTTCGCTCTCAGAATACACGACTGCTAGAGGTGTACCCACCGAATTCTGAGCTATGCATTTGGCTTTTTTCTATTGTTATAGTGCTAAAAATCAAAAATAATAGTATTAACTTATGTGGGCATTTGAAAGGAATGTTTTGTATGTCCATTAATTGTATTGCTTTGGGGAAACGAATTTGTTTTTATCGTTTGAAGTTCAATATAACTCAAGAAAAGCTAGCAGCCTTGACCAACTGTAGTCGTGAATATATTGCTTACCTTGAAAGTGGCACTAAGACTCCCAGTTTGCCAACCTTGATTGATCTCGCCAATGTTCTACATATTTCTGTTGATGATTTACTCGTTGACAGTCTTGATTATTCTTTTTCCACTTCTGGTTCTGACTTACACCGACTTCTATTGGATTGTAATCAAACCGAGCAAGAAATCATTATCCGCATGGTGAAAGAATTAAAGGCCACACTTGCCAGTCTCGGAATTTAACATTTTTTCGTAATAAAAGCGAAAATTGAAACGGCCCGCATAAGCTACAGACGCACCCTCGAATTCTCCTGGGTGCTGTTTGTGGTTTATACGACCCTATGTTTTTGATTGTCGGAACTCAGTATGTACCTTAGACCACTTTTCCGCATAGCCACTCAGTGTCTGGTTAGGACACCACCTACCTATAACTATCACATTCCTGCGGAATGAAACACCCTCATAGTCGAGAAGATACTAATCCTCTCAACTATGAGGGCGTTGCTTTTATTCAAGCAGTTCCAAAGGCGGGCTATCCGGGTCTGGCGTCTTATATGTACCATACCTGCCGAAGCATTACTGCCGCCAGTTCCAGAAGTACTACCACGCCGCCGACCACCTGCGGTATCATAAAAATCACAAATCCACCGATCAGCATTTGAAGTGCTTCCATTCCTTGCGACTGATGCATGAGGTACGAAAGAATCGCCGTTGCCAATAGCACACTGCCCAGCAGATAGAAAAACCACGCAGAACAGTGATGCAAAAATACCACAAACCACTTCGCCAGCCACACCGCAAGGAGCAGCGGCAGGGTTATCATCACCAACATCAATTTTAACAGCCATCGAATCGCTTTCATAGTGTCCTCTTTCCGACTGGTCCGTTGCCCATGTTATAACACATTCTTTGATGTTCCAACATGGGCAACCCAGTCCTATCTCAAATTCAGCCTGTCTGCAGTGCCTTTACAGTATCCTGTATGCTCTGCTCGTATTTGAACCGTACCACAATACGCCCTCCATCATGCACAAAGACATTTTCAATAAAGGCCGATACCATACCTGCCGTGAGCCTCGTACCGTGCAGGAAATTCTCTGCCTGCTCTGCCGCTGCACGCACAGTTCCCGGCACAGCACTCCGAGTGGATTCCACTCCTTTTTCCAGTTCTATTTTTTCTTCTACCTCTGAAATTCGTCTATCACACTCCTGCTTTTTCTGCTTGTAGGTATCCAACGGGAGTGTTCCTGCCGCATATTCTTCATACATCCGCATCTTCTCTCCCTTTAGATTTTTTAATTCCTGCTCCATCAGAGTTTTACGGCGGTTTGCCTTTTTGTGGGCTTCCTTCAAATCCTGTTCTTCTTTTTGAATATCACCATAAAGGGAATCCAGCAGAGAGAGTTCCTTTTTCAGAGCCTGAAAGACGGCACTTTCAATATCACTGACCTGAAATATCTCAGATGTGCATCGGGTCTGCCCAACCAGTTCCAAGCCCTCTCTGCACCAGAATGTCGGTACAACCTGTTTGAAATTGTGCGCCATCACTCGTCTGCAATTTCCGCAGCGGACTTTTCCTTTCAGTGGAAAGTCCACGCTGCCCATCAGCACTTTATGGCTGTTACTCTTTATGACAAGCTGCGCTTTTTCAAATTCTTCACGACTTACGATTGCTTCATGGGTTCCTTCTGTAATGTACCGCTGCCCTTTGGGAACGGTTCTGATAATGCTTTTGCCGGAAATCAGTGTTTTTGTTTTGCCCAAAACCATTGCCCCAGTGTACACATACGCCGTGAGGATTTTCCAGACACGAGAGCTATCCCAAAGAATCACTGGGGCGATGGTATAGGTCGTTTCCTTGCCATACGCCTTATTTTCTTTGTTATATACGCTCGGCACAGGAACATTTTCGTCATTGAGCATCATTGCTATCTCTCTTGTACCTAACCCCAGAATCGCAAGGTCGAAAATCCGCCGTACGATTTTTGCGGCTGGTGGGTCGATGATAAATGCGCCCTTTTTGTCCGGGTCAAACTGATATCCGAACGGTGCAGCAGATGCCGTTGTAATACCCTTGCGCCACTTAACCTGATTGGCAGTCAGCAGTTTCTTTCCTGCATCCCGGCAGTACATGGTATTTACCAGATTACTGACGACCACATCCATTCCCAGCGTTGTACCTTTATAATTATTGCTGTCATAGTTATCGTTAATCGCAATGAGCCGGACACCCAGCAGGGGAAAGATCTGCTCCATGTACTCACCCACGCCGATATAATCACGGCCAAAACGGGAAAGGTCTTTCACGATGATGGTATCAATCTTGCCATTGCGCACACCATCCATCATCCGCTGGAATCCAGGTCTGTCAAAATTGCTGCCTGTGTAGCCGTCATCTACAAAATCCATCACAGGCACATTTTGCAGGCTTTCTTTGCAGGAGATATACCGCAGGATCAGTTCTTTCTGGTTCTCAATGCTGTTGCTCTTATCCTTGCCATCTTTGCCCAAATCGCCATCAGCCCTTGAAATGCGCTGATACGCTGCAATCATGTTTTTGCACTCTCCTTTCCAAGTTCTGTAAACACATCCTGAAATTCAAAAACAATCCGAATCCGCTTGTCCGCACTCACTTCGATTTTCTGCACAAGGGATTTTACCAACTGAATGTCAAATTCAAAGTTGTCCAGATGTTCTTCCAAATGAGAAGTCATATTCAGGTATTCTTCGATTTGCCGTTCCACTTCCGTTTTTTTGCTCTCCGCTTCCTGCAGCGCAGCTCGCAGGCCATCGTATTGTCTGGAATAATCTTCCCGAATCAGTTGGTAATCTTCGGAATCCACCACGCCCGCCACATAGTCCGCATAAAGCTGTTCCCGCTTCTTGGCCATCTGGCAAACTTTATCGGTCAGGCTCATAATTTCGCCCTTTGAACGGTAGACGGGATTCTGCACATCCTCGATTTTCTGCAATTCTTCCAGAACCTTCCGTTTATCGCTCAGCTGGACAATGAACAAATGCAGCTGATCCATTATCAGGGCTTTCAGCAGTTTTTCCGGAATCTGATGGCCGATGCACTTATCGTCAGCCTGTCTTGCCTTGCAGATGTAATAGCAGACCTTTTTACTTTCTTCCGCTCCATGCGGCAGTCGTTCAAACTCCATCGGTCTGCCGCAGTCTGCACAAAATACCATTCCGGCAAGGTCATTCTGATATTCTGCCCGAATCTGCTCCGACTTTGCTCTTACTGTCTGGAATACTGCTCGATTCTTATTTAAGATTTTTTGCACCTTTTCAAAATCATCCCTTGCGATGATGGCCGGATGTGTGTTCTTTGCCACATACCACTGTTCTTTCGGAAGGTCGCGCTTGTCCTGTCCTGCGAATAACTTCTGTGTGCTTTTATTGTTGATGGTATCGCCCGCATAGGTTTGATTTTCCAAGATGTGCCGTATCGTGGTTACGCCCCACTTTTTACAGGTAAGCACTTCTTTTCCCTCAACCATTTTTCTATGCCACTCCCGTGGAGTCGGAACCTGCAGCAACGTCATTCGTCGAGCAATTTCAAAAATTGGCACACCCATCAGTTCCCACTGAAAAATCAACTGCACATAAAATGCAGCTTCCGGGTCAATTTCATTACGCTTTGTCATGGGGTTCCGAATATAGCCATACGGAGCATCGTTTCCGACTGCATAGCCTGCTTCTTTCTTACGCTGCAAAGAAGTCCATATCTTTTTGGATATGTCTTTCGCGTACATTGCGTTGACCATATTCCGAATCGGGAGAGCCAGACTTTCCATGTCCTCTTTGCGGTTACTGTCAAAGTTGTCGGTAACTGCAATCAGCCGGACCCCCAGAAACGGGAACACTGTTTCGATATAATACCCCGCTTCCAAATAGTTACGACCAAAGCGTGAAAGGTCTTTCACCACAATGCACTTGATTTTCTTCTGCCGCACATCGTTCATCAGGCGGGTAAATGCAGGCCGCTTAAAATTTGTTCCCGTAAATCCATTGTCGAAGTAGGTGTCCACATAACTCAGTTCCCTGCTGCGGTTGATATAGTCCTGCACCAGCGCGATTTGCGTTTCCATACTTTCTTCTTTTTCTTCATCCTCAACAGAGAGCCGCCCATAGATTGCCGCCGGTATCTTCGCTTCTTCCAGTTCCGGGAGCAGCACAGAAACTGCCGCCTGTTCCGGCTGCGGAAGATTCTTTCTACTCTTTCTTGCCACTGTCTGTACCCTCCACTTCTATCCGACTAAGCATCTGTTTCCATTCATCCGTTTTCATGGTCAGGCTGATTCCTGCCTGTCCATCGTCCCGTAATGTAACCGTGACCTGCTCGATATACTTTTTCACAAAATTGCGGTCAAGTTCCTCCGGGGTCTTATACTGTGCCATCTGCTGAATCCATGGATTGCGCAGGCTCAACGCTCGTTCCCATACCAGCGTATCTTCCATAATTGTTGTAAGCTGTTCATTCAATTTCCGATGTGCTTCTTCGTAGTCCAGCAGTTCGGCACGATATTGTTCTTCGGTGATTTCATCGGCTATATAACTCTCATACAGCGGTACACGGCGAAACTGTTCCATATTCAGTTCAGCCAGAACGGACTTCATCTGCACCGACTTTTCAGCTCGGACTGCTTCAATCACTTTCCTGCCTGCTCCCTGCTGAATAGCTGCAGCCAGCTTTTCTTCTTCCAGATGTTCCAATTCCAGAGCATCCATCACCTTTTTATAAATGGTAGCTGCCGGAACTTTCAAATTCTTTCCGTTTTCCTTATGTGCGCGGCAATGGCGGCAATAGAAAAGTTCTTCCTCCGTTTTCTTATCCTTATGCCAGCAGAGTGCGTAGCCGCAAGTGCAGACAATGTGTTTTGCCAGCGGGTTCGGTTTTTTGTAGCTTTTCCGAATGGAGATTTTGTTCTCCCCCTCCCTCATATTGCAAGGGAAAGCATAGAACTGTTCTTGGGTTATGTATGGTTCATGACAGTTTTCCGCAATGATCTGGCGGCTTCCATTTGCCGCCGCACCTGTATAAGTAGGATTTCGGAACAAGCAGCGCAGCATATCAGTTGTCCACTGGTCGGATTCTGCATCATAAGGCTTTCCCAAAATTTTCTTTTTGTGTCTCATTGGGGGTTCAACACCCTGCTCATTTAACCACTTTGCAATGTCACGCATTTTCTGACCGGACGCATATCTGGAAAAAGCCTCGCTTAAATAAGGAGCAACTTCTTCATCCTTTATCATGTTGCTTTCGCCATTCCTGCGGATATAGCCAAATGGAACAGAGCTTGTCAACCGGAATCCTGCGCCTTGTTTCCTTCTCCACGCAAACATGATTTCTGCGTGCATCTCACAGCGTTTTGCTTCAAAATAGTCCTCGACTTCTTTTCGGCTGGCTGTTCTGGTGTCCAAGCCCTCATCCAGTACGATCAGGTCGATGCCCGTCGCATAGAGCGTTTCCTTGATTGCCTGTCGTGCCGCCGGGAAATCCGGCCCGCAGTAGTACATGGATGCCACAATAATGCAATCAAATTTTCGCTCTACGCCATCATCGGTCATTTGGTCAAACGCGGTACGCGCCTTTTCATCGTTCTTGCGGTCAGAATACTTTTTCAGCAAATCTAGTTCTTTATGTTCCGCCAGATATGCCGCAATACGCTGATTCTGCTCGGCAATCGCCAGTTCACCTTGATGGTTCTTCCAAGGAAGTGTCCGGGTATAGCTTACACACTTCATACTGCACTTTCCTCCGTTTCTGCTGCCGGAACACTACTGCAATATTCCAGCACATTGCGAATTTCCTGATCGAACCGATACTGAATATGAATATGTTCCTTATCATAGACGGTGATGCTCTCTACCAGTTCCACCAGAACGCGGCGGTTCAGACTTGTCAGGTTTTGGTAGGACTTGAAATCTTCGATCCATGGCAGATGTTCCACATCCAGATTGTTCAGGCAATCCCTCTGGCGGTTCATTTCTGCTTTGGCCTTGCGGATGGTTTCAACCTTTTCATTAAAGGAATGGCTGAATTCCTTATACTCTTCCTTGCTGACAATACCGCTGCTCATATCTTCATAAAGCTGTCGGCGCAAGGTCTGGTATTTCTGTTCTTCCTGCTCCAGCATTTTCAGATGTTCTTCCACAGATTTCAGTCTGCGCTCATTCTTGGGGATCTCATTGATTTCATCCAGTCGATGTTCCAGTCCACTGATCTGCTGAACTTTTCCCTGCAATGCGGCCAGCACCACTTCGGCCAGCTTACTTTCGCTGATAAGATGTGCGGAACAGCCTAAACCATTGTGGTTTGTGACGCAGTGCAGATAAATATATTTCTTTCCATTTTTCGACACCGTGCGCCGCACCATGTTCTGCCCACAACCACCGCAGCGAACGATGCCCGAAAAGAGATTGACAGTCTGCTGGCCTTTCGATGCACAGGTGTCCAGCTTCAAAACTTCCTGCACAGTATCGAACAGCTTTTGCGGAATGATTGCTTCGTGCATATTGGGAACTCTGATCCAGCCGGATTCTTCCACATCCCGAATCTTCTTGATTTTGTAATTGATTTTCTGCCGTCGGCCCTGCACCATCGTCCCTGTGTAGACTTCATTTTTTAGAATCCGAAGCACCTGAATCGCCTGCCACTTTGCATGAGTACTAGCTTTGAACCCACTATGGTAATTCAAACCGCACAGCCGTTTGTACTCGCTGGGAGCCAGCACGTTCTCGCTGTTCAGCTGCTCGGCAATCGCCTGTGCGCTCATTCCTTCCAGTTTTCTGCGGTAGATAGAGCGGACAATATCTGCTGCATACTCGTCTACCACCAGACGGTTTTTGTTCCGTTTGTCTTTGCAGTAGCCGTAGATTGCATAACCGCCGATGAACTCACCTTTGCGCCGTTTCATGTCCAGCTGGCTGCGCACCTTGATGGAAATATCCCGGCAGTAGGAATCGTTCAGAAGATTCTTGAACGGAACTACTATACTGTCCGAATCACTGCTCTCGGAATTTGCATTGTCATAGTTGTCATTGATAGCGATGAAGCGAATCCCCATCATCGGGAAAATCTGTTCCAGATACTTTCCCATCTCGATGTAGTTACGGCCAAGTCTGGATAAGTCCTTGACGACGATGCAGTTGATTTTGCCAGATTTAATATCCTCCATCATCCGCTTAAAGCCCGGACGTTCAAAGTTTGTTCCTGTGTAGCCATCATCAGCGTACTCTTCGACCAAATACAGTCCTGGCCGTTCTGCAGCAAAATCCCGAATCAGTTCTCTCTGATTGCCGATGCTGTTGCTCTCAGCCTTGTCGCCATCCTCGATGGACAATCTCAGATAGGCCGCTGCCCGTATGTCTTTATTCTTTTCCTTGTAAAAAAACAAAGCCATTAAACCTCCTGTCTCCACGCAAATTGCATGGTAAAATCCAGAAAGTTAATGGCTTTTGATTGCACTATTCACTTAACCCGTCTGTATTTTACCAAGCTGTGACACAAAAATCAAGCTGCTGCGCACATTTTTCAAAATTTATTTTTCAGTGCTTCCCCATACTCTGCAGCAGGCAATCCCACAGTTCGCTGCCCTCCGGCCGGAACGATTCATATACGGTGATGCCCTTGATGATGGCTTTTCTGTGATGCACAGGCTCCGTATGTTCCTGTTTAGGCTTTTCATCAAATCGTTCTTTCTGCTTCATAGAAATCAATCCCCCTTTACTAATAGGAATCCAGAAGGGCATTTTGGAATACAGTTTTTGAAAAAATTTCAAAAAAATTTGAAAAGTGTATTCCAAATAGGGGCTGCGGATTCCTATTTATAGAAGGACTTCTTTTGATAGGTCTACGGCATACGATAAAAGACAGGTCTTTTTCTGTCTTAGAGCAAGATTCGCCTATGGTAACTCAAAACTCACTTTCGTGATTTTCCGTTCCCGGCAATCTTGATGGGGATTCCGTTCCCCATTCCCACGGTACGCACAAAATCTCAGATTTTGGCTATCTGGCTCCACATGAATGTGTTCGCAGCCGAACGCCTACGGCTTATCGGGAGTTGCTTCGCAACTATAAAATGCAGGAGGATTATACTGTGGCTCGACCAAAAAAGGACGAAAGTATCAGGCGGACTAACAATGTAATGGTTCGCTTTACCGATGTAGAGTATGCACTGGTTTCGTGTTCTGCTGAACAGGCTGGCTATCCCGTTGCCGTTTATGTAAGGAAACAGGCCATAACCGAGAAACTTCACGTTCATTACAACATCGTTGCCGACATTGCAGAACTGCGAGATTTTGCAAGACAGCTTTCCCATATCGGAAATAACCTGAACCAAATTGCAGCCTTTTTCAACAGCGGCGGCATCCAATCTCGTGCCATTCTGGAAGAAATCAATCGTTGCATGACCGACCTTCGCGCTATGCGGAAAGAAATTGCAGGACTGGCAGGTGATTATCGTGGCAATCTTAAAACACGTCGCGGGTAAAAGTGCAGACTATGGTGCTGCACTCGACTATTTGAAATATGAGCATGATGAAGTTCTGAAGAAACCCCTGCTGGATGCAAACGGGAACTGGGTACTCCGCCGAGATATTCTTCTGGAGGGCATAAACTGTGAGCCGGAACTTTTTGATGTGGAGTGCGAAATGCTTAATGCGCAGTACCACAAGAATCAAAATTACAATGAAATCAAGACGCACCACTACCTCATCAGCTTCGATCCTGCCGACAAAGACGAGTGTGAACTGACAGGTGAACAGGCGCAGGCCATCGGCATGGAATATGTAAAAGCCAACTTTCCGGGGCATCAGGCGTTGGTCTGCACCCACATGGACGGTCACAACGGCAGCGGCAATATCCATGTGCATATCGTAATCAACAGTCTGCGAAAGCTGGATGTTCCGCAGCAGCCCTTTATGGAACGGCCCATCGACTGTAAGGCGGGCTACAAACACCATCTGACGAAAGATTACCTAAAGCATTTACAGCAATCTCTTATGAATATCTGCTTGAGGGAAAATCTCAATCAGGTCGATTTGCTTTCCCCGTCTGTCAACAAAATTACGCAGCAGGAGTATTATGCTAAACAGCGCGGGCAGATCAATCTGGACAAGTTGAACGCTGAGCTTATTGCAGAGGGTTTCACTCCCATGAAAACCAAATTTCAAACAGAGAAAGATAAGCTGCGCGATGCCATTACTGCTGCGGCGAAGTAAGCAAAATCTTTTGAAGAATTCTGCCGCCTGCTCCAAACCGAATCCAACATTTTGGTAAAAGACCACCGTGGTCGATTTAGTTACCTTCTCCCGGACAGAGAAAAACGCATCTCTGCCAGAACGCTGGGAACCAGTTTTGACCGTGAACATCTTCTGACGCTTTTTGAAAGTAACGCTATCACCGCTGCAAAAGAAAAACAGCAATGGAGTGTTGCTGACCCCATTACCGTTCTCTATATCAAGTCCAATCTTCGTCTGGTAGTGAATTTGCAGGACTGCGTAAAAGCCCAGCAAAGTCGCGCCTATGCTCAGAAAGTCAAAATTTCCAATTTGCAGCAGATGGCAAATACCATCGTCTATGTACAGCAGCATGGTTATAATAGCTATGAAGATTTGAAAAAAGCGCGCGATGAACTGTCCGTCAAAATGTCCGATGCCCGCAACACCGCCAAATCTACCGATGCCGACTTAAAGCGGCTGAACGAGAAGATTCACTATCTGGGGCAGTATCTTTCCACAAAGGCTACATACAAAGAATTTTTGCGGGCAGGTAATAAGAAATTGTACCGTTCTGAGCATCAGGACGAAATCGCCAGATATGAAGAAGCAGTTCAATTCTTAAAGCGCAATTCCACGGATGGCACAATTCCCACGATGAAAGATTTACGAGCAGAAAAGGAAAAGTTGCTTTCTGCTCAAACCGCACAATACGAAAGCTACACCTATTTCAAAGATTACTACCACGAACTGCAAACCGCTTGCAGGAATGTTGATATGATTCTTGAAACGGAACACACGCAGCAGCACAGCCGTACCCAGCCAAAGCGCAGCTACGAACAATCTATTTGATACAAACGGAAAAGCAGGTACAAGACCTTTCTTCCATGAAGTCTTGTACCTGCTCTCTTTTGTTTCTATACTTTCAATGGCTCAATTTGATTGGTTTTACGGTTGAAAAAGTATTCTTCTTTTTGGCATTGCTTGTAGCCAGTTCTCAGATAATACAGTGTAAACCTTGCCTCGGTTCTATTTATTTTATACAGGTCAATCCCAAAATGGTAGTTTATATGGCGTACAAGTCTTTTTACTTTGCGCGCATCGCCCTGTCCCGGTTTAGATGCTTTCTTCATCTCACAGCAAAAAATGTTATAGTTGATACTTCTTCTTTTATGTAAAACAATATCTGGTGCCGTCCATCTTTTCTTTTTATCTTCACTTCCCGGATATTTAGGTTTTATGCCAGTGTCCATGCGATTATATTCAATATCAATCACCAATTCTGGCATCGGGAAGATTTCTCGATAGATTTTATCCATGTGCATTGCGATTTTGCCGGCAATCGTTCGTTCCTGCGCCCCCGTAACAAACAATTCTGTATCGTTCTCATAAAACAGCGTTAATGCCCGTTTCCATAGCAGAAGAACTTTTTCTTTTTATAGTGGTTCAGTTGTCAAGACAAAAATCTAAGCTTTTTATAATGAACTGATATATGTAACTGGGTAGGGGAGAAAATCCCCCCT